TTATTTTATAAGCTCTGCTCGTTTTGGCTTTTTAGGTGGTTTTTTGAACAGTATTTTTTCTAAAATTAGCCCATGATCGACAGATAGCAAGTGTGCTATATGCACAAATTCAACTACATCCAACCTTCTTTCACCATTTTCAATTTTAGCAATAAATGATTGAGGTCGATCTAAGGCTTGAGCCAATCTTTTTTGAGTAATACCTTTTTCTATCCTAGCCTTACGAAGAGCGTTTATAACCATTTGATATTCATATGAATAAATAGATGCCATTTCTTTAACCTTGATTAATATCCCAAAATCGAATATCAACCATTTACTTAAATATCCCAAAATAGGATAATTCATGCGTTTGTTATATGGAGATATAAAGGAAATGAATAAAAAAGATTGGCATACCGCCGACATTATCGCTGCCTTACGTAAGCTCGGCACTACCTTAGCAGCGGTATCACGTAAGGAGGGACTTAGCTCATCTACATTAGCTAATGCTCTATCACGACCTTGGCCTAAAGGAGAGTGGATTATTGCGAACAATCTCGGAGTACATCCCTCAGAAATTTGGCCAAGCCGATATTTTGACGAGAATGGACAACCTATTGAACGAGTTATCCGAAATAATTCTTCCAGGTGACTAATTCTCAACTAAATGGTCTAAGTTCGGTATAATATCGAACCTAGGCCATGTTAGCTGCTTAGACTGTCTGACTATTGGGGCCAGTTTATTGCAGCCCTTATTCTATTACTCTGGGTTTTTCGGGCCAATAAATATCTGGCGCTAAGTTAGCATCAACACGGTTCAGCAATACCCTATATTTTTTCAAAGCGGTCAACCGAGAATTTTCCTCATCACTCGCCATCCCCAAATCTACAGCATCTTGTAACGGAGCTATCTGTTTACTTACAGTGAACATAAGTTGCTGTTTCTTATGTTCTGCTTGTTGCTGCTGTTCCTGCCTAAGTTTTATCACACCGCTTTCTGATATTATCCACTTTTCACCATCGTATTTATGATAAACGGACGGGGCGCGTTCAGTAAGCACTGGATAACCCTCTTTATTACTGACAATTGACAAACCGTGTGACTGCCCTGTAAGTAATTCATTGTGTTTTTCTGCTGTTATTTCAACACATTCTTCATGAGAGTCACTATAAAAAGCGCCTTCTTTTCTGGAGAAATAAACCATTTATACCCCCCAAAATAATATATGAACAACTTTGCTTGGATTCTCATTGTTGTTGGGAGTGCCAGCTTGATATTCAAACGTCGATAATGTTGCATTACGTACTAATGTGTGACCTGTTGATGTATTGATACTCGACATGCTTGCGACATAGCCAATAAACTGACATTTAAAAGAAATTGGATAATTGACTTTTACCCATGACTGTTGGTTTGATGCAACTTTAACCCATTGAATAATTATTCCCGTATCCCCGCATTGCCACCAGCCATTTTCAGATTTTATAGCTGCGTTTTGCAATGCGAGTGTACCGCTTCGCTCAGGTATTAATATATTATAACGTCGCTGATTGCTCGGATCGTTAGAATAAATATGTAACAATTTTCCTTCCGAACCATTAATTCCTACCATATACCCATCTTTCGATTTGAAACGTAGCTCAGGAAAAGGAGTTTTACTATCAATTAATAAACTACCAACGGTTGCAGTTTTATCGCTAGAAATACGCAAGAAAGTGTTATCGCTCTCAGATTTAGCATAACTTCCCACATCCCCGGCATTCAATGAAATATCAGATGACAACGCTTTCCCATTCACTTTACGAATGGATGGTACTCGGCTATTAGCGTTGTTATTTGCTGCTATAGCACTTTGATTCGCCGTATCCGTCAGTGATTGCACAAATGCTGTTGTTGCAATCTGAGTATTATTAGCGTTTTTAGCAGGTGTGGGGGCGATTGGCGTTCCTGTGAAAATGGGACTGGCTTTCGGTGCATACTGAGTATGCGGGTCTTTCGCTTCGGTGTGCTCTTTCAGCTCATTCCCATTTTGTTCTAGCTTCTGTTTAAGATAGCTTGTGCGGTTGGCCAACTGTTTAGCCTGCCGATTGGAAATACCATCAGGCCCGCCTAACACTGGGTCTGAGGTTTCTATCTGATACACGCCCTCTGACCACTGTGGGGTTTCCGGCAAATTAGCCATTTTAACTGCTCCCATAATTGTAACTACCGTCATAACTGACAGTATTGTTGTAACGAATTGATACAGACTGATATTCCAAGCTGGCAAGGTGGCAGCGTGCAGGCGCAAACGCTGCCAGTGTAGTGCGCAGTAGCGAGGCTTGATCATTGGTAATAGGTTGTTGAAGTATGACGCGATAATCTGCCCAGGATGTTGAATCGCCATGAATATAATTACCGTTATGGCTGGCATGACCGTCATAATTGATTTGACCAGTGCTTTCAATTAAATCAATTTCACCAAACCCAAAACGACGGATAATTTCACGAATTGACCACGGTGTGCCTTTATAGCGATGCAATTCTATAGCTGATTTGATTAACGTGCGGCGAGCATTGTCTGATTCGACAAGCTCCCAGCCATCGCCAAATAGGGAGAATTGATTTGCCAGCCAATGCAGCGTGCTGCTATCGACAGTATCAATGAGATAAACCATTAATTGGGTTAAATCGATATCATCAAAACGAGAGGCCAACTGACCTAATGCACGCATACTGATATCAGCTTCTAGTGGAGGTGGTAGATGTAACTTAACCATCAGCGACTCCAGTGACCACAACAGTGATACCGATACAGTTCGCCCATTCATTTTCATCTACAATCTGAAACGTGGGAGACTCCAGTACGACTTGATAGACGCCAGAAACAGACAATGTTGAGATGATTTGGCTGGGAACAATATCCTTTCCTAACATTGTTGCTCGTTCAGCTACCCATGTTTGTATGGCTTGTTCTGCTGCCGATTGAATACCAGGTGCATTAACGCCACTGTACAAGGTCAGTTTCGCCTTGATGGTATAATCAACCTTCACGGGAGGTTTTGCATATACAGTGTCAGTCAACGGGCGGATTTTTTCATCAGAACAAAAACTTTTCACCAGCGTTAAAATGCTTTCATCTGGCAACCCCGTCGCCAATAGTGGAAACAGTTCAACAACACCCGGAATGGGAGACATGACTGCGACATCAACAATATTGGGATGGGCACGCATGGCATGAAAACGATAAGCCTGACGACTGCCCGCATTAGTAAACGATTCAGGGGCCATCTTGATTCGTACACGTAGCCTCTCGTCACTTTCCTCTGCCGAACCACCACTGCTCACTATTGTGTTGGTCACTTGCAGGTCAATGTCGTCGATTTCATCCAACAATGTACTAATTTGTGCTGGTTGCCAGCTATTCCCTGATAATCCAGTATCTGTACAAGTAGCTGTGACATTAACGAACCGTGTGCCGACTTTCAGAACAGCATCTGTATTAGTAGCAAAAATAATACTGTCCGATGCATTAACACGAGTTCCAACTGGAATGAGTACATCTTGCTCTAATGCTTCATCAACACTAAATTGCAATATTGTATGCGCCGGTTGGGCGGATAGCCGATATACTCCGACCAATTCCCCTAAGTAGTCCAAAATGGGCGCACGGGCAAACTCGACCAAATTCTGCTTGGCGGCTTCCTGAACTTGCATTCTGGTCAGTGCTTCACGATATGCAAATAAATTGATCAGCAGGCGTTCTGCCTGTGCTGGGTACAAAGTCTTACCTACATCAGCTTCATATTTTGCGATCATTTCGGTTGTGATTTTTTCTACATCACGCTCGATAAAATCAGGTTCTGTCAGCGCCATAGCAACTCCGTAGATTGTGTAATGCCATCAACTGCTGTCCAATTCACACGCAGAGTTAGATGCTCTCCATTGACAGTTGGTTTCACGGAGAGCAACTGGCAACGAGGTTCCCAATGTGTAATAGCATCAACAGATTCCCTGACAACGTGGGGAATCGCGCGGTCTATTGGGTAATCCATATAAAGGTGCAAGTTACTGCCGAATTCTGGTCGATGTGGATCACTGCCACGTGGTGTACGTAGAATAATGAGTATTGCTTGGGCGATATCATCCAGCCCACAGGCAATTTTGCCTGAGTTCTGGAGAGCGGGTTGCCAAAAAACAGAATGTGAGTTCGTATTCATAGGGGACAGTATTATCCCCTGTAGGTATATCTAATATTAAAGGTGTTTAAAGAAATTCATGAAAATGATGATTCGAGTTACCGCCTTCATCCATGATGCTACCTGTTGCATGGATGTTGCCATCGATGCTGACATTACCCTGAATGTTCGTAGTACCATTACCACCAGAACCCGACAGCCCATTTTGATAGATTAATTGACCTTTCACTAACATATTTCCGGTTACGATTGTTTCCGGCGCATCAATAGTTGCCTGCTGTGTATAAATAACAACATTGGCTCCCACCCCAATTTTAATGTGCTGAATGCCGCCATTAATAGTCAGGGTGTGTGAGGTACGATCATAGTAAAAAGCCGCATCATCTGCATAAGTTACACCACGGATATTTTTATTGTTAGCAAGTGGTTTATCAACACTGGAATAGATAGCACCTAAAATAACACCATCTTCACCATTGGCATCCAATAATACTTCAACTTGTTCCCCAACATCGGGCAACCAATAGTCTTTGTTATTCTGGGTATTGCGCTGCAACACATTCAGCCAGTTAGTACGCATATTATCGTATTCAGGCAATCGCACGCGGGCACGAACAGTAGCAGGATCTACGGCGCTAATTGTGCCGACTTGACGAGTTATGCTGCTCATTTAGATTCCTCCTTGATGATTGTGTCGGAAGAACCATCGGGCTTATATACAACCAATTTCTGAGTCTTACCCCTTTTACCTTTCTTAGATTTACTTGATGTAACAGGGCCACGAGCAACTTCAAGTTCGGTTATATATCCACTGTTGCGATCAAAAGAGTGGTGAGCTGAGGTAATTAACCATTGCCCAGATAACTTGCCAAATTCAACCAACTCAATTTTATTTCCGGCGGTTAACTGAGGGGTACCCACCAATGAAAGTGAGCCGTTCTGCTGGTACTCATTATGTGAATCCAGTGCTGACGTGGCCTTTATTTCAGCGCTATCTTTGTTAGCAGCCCGGCTGTTTACTTTTAAGGTATCTGCGCTGGTTTCTTTACCGCTACTTTTGTCTTTTGGATTGGACTGATTACTTACACTGGTCGTGCCATCAGCTTCATAGACAATCAACTTTTTATCATCAGCCTTTTGGTGCTTCACTTTAGCTTTTTTATAGATTTTATTAATCGTGTCCCGCAGTGAAAATTGGGTAACATCACGAGGGTGTAATTTTTTTATGGGTTCTTGGCAGCGCAAACTGGCTAAGTGGGAGAAAATTAGCTGTTCACTGACAACCTTAACGGCATAACCATATTCACCGGCCAGTCGTTTCAAGAACGCCACATCGGTTTCAGAATATTGTGTCACCCTGTCAATCTTGATGATTTCGATACTGCCGATCAGCTTTAACTGATGTTTCTTAGCGATGCGGTTAGCAATAGCTGCCAGAGTTGTATTCTCAAATCCACGGTTAGATTTGGTACGCAATGCTGTATTGATAGACGTTGCTACACCTCGAACAGATACAATAGAAGGAGGGATACTGACTTCAATTTCATCAATATAGAATGAGCCACAATTCAGTAATCGTTCTCCGAAATAGCCCAACTTCAATGTCAACGTATCACCTTTGCCCGGATACCATTTATCCAACCAGCGACCATCAGTATCATCCAACTCTACCTCTATTTCATCAGATTCGCTTTTGATGTTGTCGGTATAGCTGACACGAGTGACATAAGGAGTGATGTCATTTGTGATATCTTTTTGCAAATATCGTAACGTGAATGTTGGACTTAAAATCTCTGAGACACCCGTTATAGATGGTGTTTGCTTGGAATCAATTATCTCAGCCACGGTGGTGTATCCTCTTCAGTTACTACATTATTGTCAGCGTCAATGATAGGGATCAACAATACGATCCCAGATGGCAATACAGGTGTAACTGCAACGTGCGGATTGGCAGCAATTATGCGAGCGTAACCTAAAGGGTCACCATAATAATGGTGAGCCAATAAATCCCATCTATCTCCCTCTTTCGTTATGTGTTCAAGAAACATGATCAAAGAGTCCTTGTGGTAATTTGCGCTGCCATCTTACTGAGCGCGGGTGATATTGATGTAAATGTTGAACTTGCTGATTCAAGTTGAGTTGATACAGAATCCAATGCAGCCGCGATATTACGGCTATCTGCACGGCTTAATGACGATTGAGCACTGTTAACAAATGTTGCTGCTTGTCCCGCTGCTCTGGTCAATTGAATTGCATCAGGCAATGAGTCACCGAGTGATTGAAAAGCCGGATAGCTTTTCCCTAATGGCCCAACAATATTGTTAAGTCCGGTAAGAAGACCTGGTACGCGGGTTAACGCTACAGTCGGGTTGTCTTTCATCTTCTGTGCAATACGTACCGCACTGATCGTCGTTTGCAGTGCTGATTGTGCTTGTTTGGCATAATTCACTCCATCCCTGACTTTTTTAGCCATACCTGATGGTTTCGGTATTGCATTAGACAACGCCTTTGTATTCGGGACATGAGATTTAATGGCAGGCGGTTTCAGTGGTTTTTTAGGATCACCGATATATTCACGTAATGTCACCGAGGCATTGAGGGCAAATATATTACCTACTGAATCCGTTTGTTCACTGGAGGCTGTCACATCAGTAATAACAAACCAGCCACGGTAATCACCATTTCCGAATATTAGCGCAAGTGCTTGATGTTTCCGCATTGCTTCACGCAGCCGATTCAATTCAATATCCGGCGTACAATAATGTTGATGAAAGACCAAGCTAATTTGAATTTCATCCAGTTTCTCACCTACAAACTGCAAGCCGGGCTTACCTTGAATTCGGGCATGTTCGGCATAATCAACACCAAACGTTACATCAAAACCATCCCAATATGTGATTAGCTCAAATTCAATATCACCTAATACAGCAAACATTATCCGTACCTCCGGCGTTCTCTCTGAATAACAATACGCTCCAGCAGTTTTTCTAATTCACGCATACTCAGGTTTAAGGCTTGACTAATATCGGGTATAGCCGTTTGTTGTTTATCACCAATGTATATTTGCGGGGCGAAAGAGATAGAAAAACCATTATTGCTGTTGCTGGCATCTTTATAACCTGTTCGTTTAATTGGATTGCCCGACATCATCTCAGGAGGTGAGATTTGTGGGACATCAGGGGTCATTCCCTCAGTCAGACGCTGAGTGGCACGAGCAGCCAACGGCGTAGTACGATCAATACCAACAACCGTACCTTGCACAATATTATCGCCAAATCCCATAAATACCCGACTGGGAGATTGAATACCTAATGCTTCTTTAAACCAGCTAGAAACTTTGCCACCAAAGTTTTTAATGGTGTCCTTAGCCGTGGTCAGCATATTAGAAATACCATTAACCAACCCATTAACGATATTTTTACCAAAGTCAGTAAAATTATCGGGCATATCCATGCCAAACCATTTCATAACGTCAGCGAATGTTTTATAGAACAATCCCAATGGAGACCAATTTAAAATTAATTTACTGACCTCAAATATTCCGCCATCAAACGCATTAGTAATGTCATTCCATCGAGCTGTAAACCAACCTTTGACGTTAGACCAAATATTTTTGATTCCCTGCCATCCCATTTGGAAAGCGAATTTTACTAAGACCCAAAGCCGTTTAAAGAAATTACTGATGGGCTTCCAATAGCGATAGATAAGATAAGCGGCCACTGCAATACTAGTGATGATCAATCCGATAGGATTCATTAATAGTGCGCGTCCAATCCACAAAATAGCTCTGCCAGCTAACATCAAGCCCTTATAGAGAGCACTACCGAGGATTCTACCCAACCAGAGAGCTGCTCCGGCTATTTTTCCCAAGATGTTTGCAACGACACCAAATCTGCCGCCACTGCCGATAGCCATTCGAAACAGTAACCACCGTGTGCGCATTAACATTGCGCCTTTCCAGATATCAGTTATAGGGGAAAGCAAAAGATTAAGACCTAATCTGACACCGATTGAAGCTGCTTTGAATGCCAAGAACCCGCCGACCAACGTGACAACATTGCTGATGAGTTCAGGATTAGCGGCCAGCCATTTTCCGGTCTTGTCCATCAATGGAATAAAGGTTTCGGCTAACTGTATTAATGCTGGACGCAGCGACTGACCAATGCTAATAGCCGAATCATTAAACTCAATTTGAGTACGCCGCCACTGTGCTTCTAAGGTATCGTTCTGTTTATCAAAATCGGTATCAACAGATTTTTGTGCCGAATCAGTCCCCATGCCTGTTTTGATACGCTGATAATCTCCCCAACGTTGCCGCATGGCCAAGAGATGGTTGACTGTCTGTACGTCGGTGAAAATAGAGGATAGCCCGAAGGATTCCATGAGCATACGCTGTGCATCTTCATCACCTCTGGCTCCCGCTTTTTTCCACTCTTTCATGAGATCAGCGCCTTTACTCTTGATAAAGCGGTCTGCGATCATGATTGAGGCTTCATATTGTGAGTACCCCGAAGAAACATATCTGCTCATTGAGGTTTGATAATCGACGTCAGCTTCAGCGTATCTTTTGGCAATATCACCACGTCCCATTGAAGCTAGCCAGTTCCTCATATTGGTAGCTGCTTCACCTTCCGTTCCTGCGCCTTCACGGCCAACTTCCAAGCTGGCTATAATCTGTGAAACTGCCTCCTGACCATATATTCCCTTACCAGCAAATTGCTGCGCCATTTCTGGAAAGTATTGGGCGAGATCTTTTAATTCAAAACGACCCGATTTAGCACCGAAAACGGCTCGGTTAAAGGCTTCCTTGAGCGCTTGATCGCCTTCAATTTTCAGGGACTCAAAGGACAGAGCCATTTTGGCTAAGTCATTAATATTAGCTTTGGATGCCGTGGCGACGTGGCCCAATAATCTACTCATATCGGTCGATTTCATGGGAGATTTTCCGGCGGCAACCAATGTACCAATACCTTCCAGCAGAGTTTCTTGTAATTGGTTTGTTTGCTTGGCGTTCTGGCGCAAGATGATTCCGATTTTTTGCTCTTCTTTCGGAGACAAATTGCCCGTGACAGCTATATCCCTTAATCCTGATTCAAAAGAGGCATACTTTGTTACGGACTGAACAACGGGAGAGGATATCGTGCGAGTTAATGCATAGGTTTCGGCTCCCCGTGCATATAGCGCCATACGATTCGCTTTGGCTGCATCACTCATACTAGCCGCAGACTGTAAGCGCTGTTGCTGGCGGTTCAACTGTTCCAGTGTTCGACTGATGCGTTGTAGATCCGCATTCAAACGCTGGGCACTACGGGAACCAAGTTGACCGTAACGTTCAACAGCACGGTTCAGTGCCTGCTGTCGGTTCTCCAGTTGGCGAGTCGTTTCTCCCAGTGTTCCTAGAGTACGGCGTGTACCAGACATGGCAGAACTGAACGCACTACTAATGGCTCCACCAATAATGACACCAATGGAAAATTCTGTTGACACGAATTAACTGCCTCCATTCTCGCGTTTGATTTGAGTGTTGGCCTCATTCAACCAACATTCAAATTCATCCAGCGCCAGATTATCAATCTCGCTCGGCTGGAACCGGAACCATCGTGCCAACATCGCCGATGCTTGCCACACTGTTTTTATTTCCCTGATCCAATCCGATAACTTGCTGAAATCGTTTCTGTAATGCCAGATAATCAGCGACATCCATCTGTTCGATATCTTCTGGTAACAATCCTGTCGAACGTGCTATCAAAATATCATCCCAGTCAGTAGGGTTTTCGCTGGCTCGCCGGGCAGCCTTGATATCTTTAACTTTCAAACGTGATAACTGAAGCTCTTCAATGCGAACGCCAGCAGCCGTGGTATAGGGAAATTGAAGATGGTAAGTCGTTTCTGACATGATGATACTCCTCTGTAAGTTTCATTCAGTATCATTCATGTATGTAAACAGAGATATTAAAGGGGATTAAAGAAGAAAGGGGCTGATGCCCCTGTCATTAGTGAGTGCGAAAGCCTTTACAGTTACGGAAAAAGTCTATCAGATATTCTTTCCCTTTCTCTGCTCCGATATCGGAAAACCAACCCAAAGTCTCCACACCTGGAATGTTTAAGACAGCCAACCATGTACCATTAGGCAATCCAACACTGGGAATATTCTGGTCTTTATCCACTGATTCTACTGTCATTATTTAGTTTAACCTCCAATATTGATGCGATAATCGGTCAGTTGATCAATGCCGCCGACACGAAAGATATTGGCCAGATAATCCAGTTCTAACAGTTCCTCCCCATCCAATACTTGCTTAATATAGGTACTGGTAAAGCTACTGGAAAAATCAGCATTTTCATGTTGTTTAAATGTGCCCAGCGGATTCTTCTTAAATAAAATGGTCAGATATGTCACCAATGGCACTTCATCAATGCGCCCCTGTGAACTGAATTTCTGGACGCTGGAACGGCACTGTAATGCCAGAGATTTATAGGGATTGGCTGCGGATAACATAGCGTCACGGTAGAAACTGTTCCACTTGATCTCGCCTTCCAGCTTATCGAAGCCTGCTGGTAGCTCCACCTTACCGACCATCCCCAGCGCCTTATGTTCCTGCATGGTCATGGAAACGTCTGGCAGTTTCACTTCTTCAGCTCGCCCCAGCAGGTTATTGCCGTCAATATAAATGTTGGCATTGGTAATACGGTTAATTTCAATTTTTCCAGCCATTAACTATTTCCCTTTAAATTCAGCAAATATTCAGAGGTAATCTCAGTTTCAAATGTCAGTCGTTCCAGTGGTGGCGGTGGTGTATATTTATAACTGAATAACAGATGACCAGCAGTCAGCGCAGTTTCTTCATTACGTGTAGGGTCAAACCAGCATTTGAATCCCAACAAAGCGCCATCAGCAATCAATTTACGACCATAGGCATTCACAGATTCTGTCAGGGCATCTATCAGCGCTGGCGTGATCGGCATATCGATATATTGCTGGCTGAAGTAACGCAGGGATTCATTAATCACGTCGCCCGTTCTGCGCACGTTCTCGAAGTTACGCATGTGTGTCACAGTTGGCCATGCGGCGGTACGGTTGCCCCATAAGCGCAAACCAGAGCCATAATTATTGAACACTGTAGTAATCCCTTGTTCATTGAGCTGGTTCACTTCACTTTGTGGATCGTCAATTATGGCGGATAGCTGGCGCTCAATACCTGTGATCCCTATAATTTCTTGATTGGAGGATGACCACCAAAAACCTTTGTCTGCATCAATCTTGGCACGCAGCCCTGCTGCACGAGATGACAAGGGTTCCAAGCGCTCGCTATTGCTTTCCGCATCATAGACTTTGACGTGTGGGTAACACAGCCGGACACGATCAGAACTGGTATTAAAATTGATTGTGCCAGACGGGCCGCGGCCACTGATAGCCTGAACAAAAGTGGTACCTATCGGGGCATCAATATAAGTCATAGCACCCAATTTAGTTGCAAGGGCAATCAGTTCTGTTGTCACACTTAGCTGGGTACAGTAGACAGGAGCCAGCAAAATCTTGGCAAAGAACCCATACAGGTTATAAGTATCATTCAGCAACTTCATACCTGTACGATTACCCGCTGCATTGATGCTGCCAATAATGTCAGCAGGCGTCACTAATGTAGGGTCGGCAAAGTCATAGCTGGCAATCACGGTTGCACCCGCAGCAATGTTTTTACCGATATTCTTGAGGCTGCCTGTTTGAGCATCCAGAGAATAGTCTTGCCCTTCTACATAAGGGGCACTACCAGAGGTGGCTTTTAGTAAGACATTACTGACCACGGGATTAGCCGGTTTCGCTGTTTCTGTAGTTTTATCAAAGCTAATGCTTTCACTGGCAACATTAGCTTTATGCACCTCAGGATCAAGAACATTAATAACCAGCACAGTTCCCGCCCCATGATCATAAATAGCATCCAGTGCTTGTGGGATGGTAAAACCATTCATTTGAGTACCAAATTGAGCGGCATCTTTTTCTGACAGACAAAGTGTCACTGCATTTACTGGCCCTATCGGTGCAGTACCAATTAAGCCGATCACGGCGGATTTCACTGTCTTGACAGGACGTGAGCCTTTTTCGACTTCGATAGTTTCGACGCCATGCAAATAATTAGCGGCCATCAGTGACCTCCTCAGGCTTTTCTTTCTTCAGAATATTTTTTTGCTGTTCTGACAGTGGATGAAGATATCGCAGCGCTATCAATGTCTTCACATAATCATGCTGCTGCGGTAAATCAACAGTTTTTCCTGACCAGAGCAAGACTTCAGTGCCATCAGCTAAAGTGACGCCGCTTGCTGGGCCTGTATAGAGGTATTTCATTGTTCAGTTCCCTCATAATTGATTTGGGCTAACGGCGAACCATTCGGTAACTCACAGTCTTCGATAAATACACTTTCAGTCGCAAAATCCAGCGTGTATTGCCACAAACCAGCTATCTCACCGAGAAATGTATCCCGTACCAGCCAACATTTTCGTTGGCAGTTCGGTGGTTGGAATCCGCCGAGAACCCGGCGTACATCATCTAATGTGGCAACGGCACCGTGACGTCCATTAAGCTGACGAAAAACTATGGTGGCATTGAGCATAACAGTTTGTGTCTGCAATACCGCCCCAACATCTTTAGGCTTGTCGAAGCGAGAACCGGGATAGCTGATTAAAATGGCTCCTACCGGATGGTTCAGCCTGAATTCAGTTGGTCTTTCAGGGAAATACTCCACCTGTAAGCCAGGTAGTTTTTCTCTTAGCCTCATGACAATGGCATCAATGATCGGCGAAACATCCATCAGTATTTCTCCAACATTCCTTTACTCCCCCCAAAGGTGGGACGACGCGCCCGAACACGAAACTCCCCCGGTTCAGGGGTATCTTTTCCTGTGGAAAGCAGGCCCAGTGTCAGTTTGGCATCTCGGATGTCAGCCAGTTGGCGCAAAACAATTTTGTAATCATCTATCACGGCTTCAGGAATAGAACCCTCTGGACGGCGGGCATACAGCCGATAGCGTGTTAACGTAATGGCGGCATCACGTAATACCGTGGGAACTTCCGCCAGAGGCAGGATATAACGTCCACGTAAATGGGCATCGATAAGTTCATCGGCATAGCGAATGACATTGTTAACCACAGTCTCATTGATTGTCTGGGCATTAGGCTCTTCGTTGGACAGCCATATCAATGATTGCGTTGGTATCTGCTCTTGCAAGTCTTTCAATGAGCAATACATGTCATATGCCACGTAAGATGCGAATGATATTACCTGCCGCTGTGGCATCATCCAGCGCAAACCCGACAGATGTGCCGGCAGCATTTTCAGCCGAACTCAGTGGTACTGCACAGGCATCCTTATCCGACTGTACGACTTGCCCACGGGTTATTGGCCCACCAGCTTCAACAGCAATAATGCCCAAGACATTAACTGGAACGACATCACCAGCCTTCGCATCCACCTCTGCTATACCAAGTGCAACGGCTCCAGCCTGACACGGTACATTATCAGTACTAACTAAACGATGCTGGATGATGTTTGCACTGGCGATAATTGTTGTCGTCAATACGGATTGTTGTGTTACTGCCATGATGATGTCTCCCTTACTTCACAATATTGGTAATCAGATAGCCGGCATCACCGCCAACAACCGCAACTTTATAAATATCGGTATAACGACAGTAATTGACCTTACCGCCCACACCTTCATATTTATCCGCTACAGGCATCCCTTTGCGGCGAAATGTATAGCCAAAGGAGGGTTCATATTCATCAGCGCTTTCTGCTCCTGCCTGCGGAGGTGATACGTAATGCAACATCAAATTATCAGCCCAGATATCAACGGGATTTTCTTTAATACTTGGGGTAGAAACAGGTTCACCAACGACAACGTTTTGGATTTGGAAAAGGTCTTTGAGTATTTCTATTGTGATACGTTTACGTTCGTTGGCTCCAATAGCTGCCTGAATTTCAGGATGAAATTTTAACAGTGACATCACGCTAGCCCCCATTGTCATGAGGTTTGGACGTACACCAATGGTAGTACGAACAGCATCAATTCCAGCTTCAATGACTTTGATTGGATTACCTTTGCCACCAGCCCAACGTTCATTAGCTGTCAGATTCTTCACCGAGTCATTAAGATAAACTTCAGGGTCTTGTGCCAATCGAGCGGCATACAGTTCACGCTTGAGATTCACGCCATTGGTGGAACGACGGATTGCCTTTACTTCTTCATTAAATAAAGATTCCGATTTCTCACGATAATCAACAGGTGCAGCTAGATCATGTTCGTTGAGCACGATATCTAACGAAGAGCCTTTCTCACGGATCAAAACGTTACTGTTGGCACCAACGGCACGCATGGTGTCATATTCCACAAAAGCACTTTTGCCAAATGTCGGCACACTAGCACCTTCTTTCTCCATTTCGACAATGGGAAAAATATGTTCACCAATAAACACCGCATTTTTATAGCCACGCGCCACGCTGGTTAGCACAGGGTCAACAATACGTTTGCCTTTCAAATAATCAGACACTTATCTCTCCTCAATAGTTACGGTCACAGTGTTACAGGCAGCGGGTAACGGCTACGTCGTAACTGATACCTTCTTTCTTCGCCAGAGCGATGGCTTTTTGATGCAACGCCAGACGTTCAGGATCTGCATCAGAAAACTCAGCAATATCTGATGATGTGTTTTGGTCAACCCGGTCTTTTGTTGCATGTTCACCAAAATCAATAATAGGCTGGGTAGAACTCAGCAGATCTTTAAACGCAGTAGCCAATGGTTTTTTCACATAACCTTCAGCAAACTCGACAGGGGAATCTCCTTGGGTTATAGCGTCCAGCAAGGCGACCACGACAGATTGAGCAGCTGGCGCCAATCTGCCGTCTGCGATCAGCTTTTCGGCAAATGCCATGTTTCCAGCATGTTGCTCAGTTTGTTTGCGCTTTGCGTCGGCAACATCACGGGCAACAAGCTGTTCTTTCAGGCGAGTGTTTTCATCTTTGAGCGCCTTTTTTTTCTTCATTTGTCACGATGTTTTCCTCATGTTGATGTGTGTTATTGGGTTCATGAAAGGCAGGAGCAGGCTGAGTCGTGCTATAAGCTTCTTCACGTAATGAATCCACCTGCCAAGAAGGAAGCGCTTTGTCTGCTTCGTCCATACCGAATTTACTAATCAAAAATTCTCGCAAACGCCCCCAAAGTGAGGCGTTGGTGATATCACTCCAATCAGAGAACTCGACGACACCATATTCTTGTTCACTGAATTCAACCTGTTTCAATCCTTTAATGGCGGGTGGCTTCGCCCCCAAAAAGCCGACATGACGCAGATAGAGCACGCCGGGTTTAGGGTTGTTTGGGGAATCAGGTAAATAGAAAGAAGCAGAAATTTTTTTATAGCGGCCTGCATCGACCAGTTCGGCGAACTGAACATCAACCTGTTGAGGCTCTGCAATCAAGTCATCACCAGAAGACGTCAGCGATTTAACCCAACCATAGGCAGGTAAATTGTCTTTTGGATGCCCAATCACAATCGGTGCTTCATGCAACGATGAGTCATAAGCCTTTGCACAAGCTTGCAAATCTGCGGGGCTGAACGGCAATTGTTTGCCATTCATATCGGTATGTGTACCGGATTTGAAAATGTGAAGTGACTTCATTTTACTGCCTCTATTACGTTAATAGAGACAGTTTCACTACAATCAGAAAAAACGACTTTTAATCTGCTTTAGAAAAGGATTGGGGAAGGAAATAGAAAAGTGGAGAACTGCATGCAATTAGATACCGAAAATTTGAGTCTGTAAACGCTTTATAAAGTTTTTTGCGGATGAGAATGATAAATCACCCGCATAGGGAAGCACAGTTTAACGATGCGCCGCTGATTCAAGATGTCGTTGAATGGTACTTAATACGGCTCTTACTGCTTCTGGTGATAATTCGCCTTGTTCTGTTACGGGCAGATAAGGCCGGGCTGGTAGCAATAAAGATTGATTGCGGCCAGCTTTACCTCCCAATTGATGAATACGCCCGTAGACTAAGTTTGTACCGACAACTGCCGTGTGGGAATCATATCGGGTACTGACTGAACGCATCAAACGAGCAGTTTTTTGCAGTGTCTGACCACCACGTTCCTTTGCAGCCACAGAGGGTATCCATGCAGGGCGTCCTTCAGCTTCAAAGTTAAAAGCGGTTTCTGCTGACAATGTTCCAGCAATTTTACGCATGGCAAGTGTCAGATCATTAGTAGCCAATTCTAATGCCCGCAGTCCACGTCTTAGGTCTCCATCATTAATAGTGACAGTGATATTACTCATTCTGTCCTCTCAGTTCGCGGCGGGCCAGTCCAGATAGCTCCCCCTGATACCTGGCCAAATCGGGACGATATGCTGCCCCTGGCGAATATGACCAACCTACATCAGTCGCCACTTTTGTTATGCCGGTGTTGAATGTAACAACGGGCTGCATCTCACCTGTTTTTTGTGAAACCAATTTCAACTCCCAGCCCATTGCTTTACCTGAATGCATAACTTTTATCCCTCTGGCACGAACATCATCATGACTGAGGGCAATTACACTGCAACGGCAACGCCAGCCATTAGGAGGGTAGAAGGCTTGCCAAAATGGGTCGTCAGAGCGAAATACCAAACCATGCAATGCGAGATGGCTCTTGCGTGTATGGTTATCGTTGATCCCTGTATACATCCAGTACGGTCGGTCATCAATATTTTCCATTTGTTCGGCCCAACGGCCCGCACTGTACAGCACCGACATGTTGGTACGAAAGATAGTCTCAAGGCGCCACGGGCTACCTTGCTGAACAGTGACACGTTCCCCTGTAACGGGGTCATCGGTTTCTTTCGTTCCCCACCACCCCTTACGTCTTAATGTTGGCTCCAGCTCCTGACGAAACCAACGATCAGTCTTGCCTTCATCCAGTGCCTGCTGTAGCGCCTGGCGAATATCTTCCAGAATATCCAGACGCGTGACTTTCGCCACCGTGAATGCACGGGCATGAGTCTCTTGCCAAAGTTCTTCCCAATCCCACGTTATCTTGTAGCCCTTAGATTGCAGATAACCAATGGCTCGCTTGGGAGGTAATGTCATGCAATACGCCAGTTCAGGCGTGGTTATGTTCATGCAAGCGCCCCCAGATGTTAGACACAAACAAAACCCGTGCTAGCCGCTCTTGCAAACCCTCTGCGTCCATTTGTGGATAAAGCTCGGCTAACTCTCCTATTAGATCGCTGGGATTAACACCGTTTTGAATACGATGGAACAAAGGGAGCAGCAGAGATTCCAATGATTCATTCAATGATCCTTCATTCATCAAAATATCCAGTGCTTTATCTAAGGTGTCTTGTGCTGCTAAATCTGCGTGAACAGCTTCAGAGAACGCCAGTGGGAGTGATGGAATAGGTGTGGTTGACAAGGTCGTTTCATCAATATCCCCATCCTGCAATTGATATTCGCGTTTCCAGTATTGCGGAGTAAATCTGACACCAGCCTGACTCAACTTAACGTCACGATTAGCCTGTGTTTCATCAACCGATTGCTGTTCCCAAAGACGATAGACTGGACATTCGACGTTACCGAAGTTCAGTTCTACGACCCAGCGTATAGCCTGATTAATGGCGCTGGTGATAACGTCAACATCAGCATCACGAATATCATCCGTTACCTCCAATCCCGCTTGTGCAGAGGCTTTATTGCTGTTTGCTTCGGTCGTTTGGTTTTGTCCCAGTAACGCAATGGAGATCTCACTGCGAGCAACGGTAATTAAATTCTGGTAAATATCACTGCTGTCTGATTTACCTGCTGCCTCTTTAATCTCAACGGAGGAATCATCAGGAATGGCGGCAACTGCATCATCAATCATCGCTTCCATCGAATCCAATAACAGATCGATTTCACTTTGTGGCGTACCTCGTGGATGCTTTCCAATCACCCACGGTGAACCATACTTCTCAGCAAAGCGCACCCAAAACTTCATGCCGCCTTTCTTAAAGGTGACGGGCCAGAAGCACATGGATAAATCTGGAAATCCATAAGGGTTGTCATAAGTAGCATCTTGACGTGGTGTTACAAATTTATAGAGAGGAACCAGTTCTCCTTCAACGCTTGCATCACGGGCACGAAAACGCAGTTGGTTATCACGGTCATAGTGGAACCAGTCAGGCGGTTTGCTAACAATATCCGTCACTGACCATGATTGATTCTGGTTCCACATCAATTCACAAGGCTGATAGCCGTATAGAACAGCGTCATGCATTTCGCCAATGATACGTGACATATCCAAGTCCGCGAGCATGTCGCGGATAAAGTTAAAGACTTGCACAGGGGCATTGCTGCGTTCTACACCACGCTCCAGTGCTTTCACTCCGGCCTTGCGGCGGCGAATACATCCACCAACTAAAGGATCAGTACGTAATTCACGATAGATACGAATATCTCGCCCTTGGGCTTTGAGAATAGGATCAGGGTTAGGTAGATATGTCCCCAGACCGTAGAAGTCAATGGAACGGCTACGTGATGCAATTTGCTCAGTGAACAACTGCTTTGATTCGGAAAAGTTAATAAATTCTGTTGGTGAAACCCAGATACCACGTGCCATTAGTATCCCTCCAGCATACGTGCAGACTGACGGCGTCGGCGGGAACTTGCCTTCACCGGACCTTTGTTAATTTCACGGCTGGCGAAGTATGCTAGGGCAAGGGCTATTGCTGCATCACCGTGGCGCTTGCCGCCGTCCGCTTTTGCTTTTGAGCGCTGATCAGGTACACGGGGAACACCGTTAATGACCTGTACTGCTCTCAGGTCATCCAAAATGTCTTCATCCTTTGGCAGTGCCTCCAGATTGCCGTCTTCCAGCGCAGCCTTCACTGGGGGCATATTGTCACGGTACCAACCTTCTGTGGGCATGACTTGCTGCACACGGCTGGCACCATATTTTTGCATGGCATATTCGGCCAGATAAGCACCGTTACCACGGGCATCAAAGGCTGCACCCAGCAGATTAGGAAGTCCATCCATTAGATACCAAGTGATTTGTTCCTGTTGTTTAAATGGCACGTTGCGCAGCTCCAGCACGAACGGCACTCTACGTACCAGATTTTTTTGTTGCAGCAATGGATAATCCACGGACAAATCTCCACTGCGGCCAAAATCGCGTCCCAGAAACGAACGAGCATCAGAAGGCAATGCATCTAGCAACGGTTTCAGGTTGGCTTTTAGCCACTCTTCGGTATCTGTGCGGCGTATTTCATCGGATTTAAGCTCATATCCTTTCGGACAAGTCAGTCGCAGCAGTGGCGTATCGGGAGACATCCGAGATTCAATCAGAGCGCGGGACAACCATGCTCCACCACCATTAGCAGGAATACAGTCCAATTCTTCTGATGCTCCAGCTCCGTAGAACTTGTACACCGACATCATCCACTGTTGTTCAGCCTCTTGTGACCATTCACGTCCGGTACGTAAGCAGACACGGTGGAATAGTCCTTCAACCACAGCTTCCTTAAAGGTAATACGGTGGATAACGCCGTCTCTGTGTCCTGCCCGGATATCGTTCAGCAACTCATTAAACAAGTTGCTATCCCCGTTATGGGTGGAGATCACTCGCACTTTACCGCCCCAGATAAGCATGGCTAGCGCCGCTTTCAGTAATTCATCGAGCTGTTCGTGGAAAGCAGCTTCATCAATGACAATGATCCCCTGACGGCCACGCAAATTAGACGGACGGCTAGAAAGCGCCACTACACGGAATCCAGAATCTGGAAATTTGATAGTGAAAGTTTTGATGTGCTTATCATCTTCGTCTTCTTCCCAGAACCCTTCTTCAATTTCACTGGCCGCATAGTTGAAAGCACGAGCCCACATTGCACAGGCTTGAATATATTCAATGGTCATATCTTGGTTATAGGCGATGTAATACACATTCATACCACCCGCAGCGGCAGAAGATGCGGCGATGAGTACATTATCTGACGCTTCAGCCCAAGTAATTCCCGTTCGACGACTCTTCTCATTGACTTTAAGAGGAGACGAGTCGGCCACCCATCGTTGCTGGTATGGCAATAAGACAACAGGTGCTGCTATTGAGGAAGTATCTGGTAGAACAGGTGCAAGCTGACTCATGTAGCAATTCCCAATATTTCCCGACGTAATGCAGCAACTGCTTCGGCAGATAATCCACCTTTGCGTGCAATTTTCTCTGCATTACTTGCGGCAGCTTCAGTCCGTGCCCGGACTTCAGATTGGAATTTTTTCAGATTTACGCTAGCGCGAGAGAGTGTAGCTACATTTTTTGCCACCGTTGAAAGCAGTGTGACACGCTCTTTTGGCGCAATTTCTCCGTCTTCAGCTTCCTGAAGTTGAATAATACTTTCAAAAAGTTCAGTCTGAATTAAAGCAATCACTGCCTCAGAACGTGCATCTTGATCATCCACTGCACCTTCTGTGAGCATCCGTGCTGCTTCTGTTGCCGCCCGTATTGCACCGTATCGCTTTTCTATTTTTTGTCCATAGCGGTGAATAGCGGACTTACTGATTACATAACCTTGATCACGTAGCAAGGTTTCAAGTTCCTGGTATCCACTAAACCCTGATTCAGTCAACGCCCGTTCCAACCAACGCCGAACGTCTTCTGGGAGTTTATCGATTGTGCTTCGACGCGCCATTATTCACTCCAGTACTTTTCAGGACGAGCAATACCAAGGCCGCATTCGATCGTATATTCAACAACATCAACACCAATACGAGTTAAGTCAGCAAACCAACTACCCGATGGCTGTTTATTGAGGTCAATTAATTTACGGTCTGCCAGATAATCCAACTCCTTCCGTAATTCCAATGCAGTGACGTCAGGATAAATCGCGCGAGATATATCCAATAACAGAGTTTCACTGGCGGTATATGGGCGGGTTTTATTCAGTGCGACCAACAGACTCCAGCGCAATGATTCACGACGAACACGAGCAACATCAATCATTTTTACCTCCGGCAATTCGGTGCTGCTGCACCACCTCTAATTTGCTGTAAAGAGCATCCAGCTTGGCTTCAATTACTGTCTGACCACGAATGTAATCTTCACGGCGCACGTAATTCAGCGGCAAGTCAGCCTTAAACTGCATAAACTCACGTTCGAGTTGAGACCAATTGTCTACGGAATTCTTAAGCGCCTGTTCTAATGAGGTATGTCTTTCCTCCTGTCGTTCTTCGGCTTTGCTGAATAACCACTTTGCGATACCAAAAACGAAACCGAGGAAAGAGAGCAGAAAACCTACGGCAGCCCAAAATTCAATCTGTAGTGTCATTGTTGTAGTCCTTCGATGTAATCCAGCAGGCCATTGACCTGCGCTTTCAATGCAAGACACTGTTCTCCGTTGTCAATGATATTGGCGAGGATATCTCGTTGCGTGATACCGGATGGCTGTAGTTGGGCATCAGAGCTTTCATTTCCACGGAACGTTTCATCAGCGCCGGAGGTAACGGAGGCAGAGCGAGTTTGTTCACTGGACAGGCCGAGGGCAGCGTTGTATTGCTGCATGAAGCCACGAGTAAACACACAATTAACAGGATGAAACTGTTGTTTTTCATCCATCCAACTCTGGGTAACATGGTCAATTTTCCTCTTCAGTTGTTGGTTTTGAGTGCGGAGTTGTTCAATATCGTTGAGATAATTGGATTCTGCCTGATGCGCTGAGTTGACCTGCATTTGGTAACGTTGCTGCAAGGCATTGAGTGCTGACAGTTCCCGCTCTGTCCGTTGCTTTTCCAGCTGAAGAAATTCAGTTTTCTGCTGTGCTAATGCGGTGTTTCCTGTCTCCGTTGCTTTCTGAAAGCCTATGGTATGGCTTCTCCAGCAGGCCAAAGCAAACATGCCAATTAGCGACAAAATCAATACAACAGGTTTAGCCCATAATTTAATTGGCACAGCTGGTACCTCCCCAAGCCAAATAACGAGGCGCGAGTTCCAGTAATATGCGTTTGGAATAATGTCGATTTTCTTTCCATGCTGACGCTCTACGCCCAGCATTCTGAGATTCAACATGACCGAACCAGACCCACGGATTGAGACCAACTGCCTCGGTTTTCTTCTTATCCCGTAGTAACCAGCCTAAGCCTCCATTATAGGAAGACAGCACCATCGCCATTCTTTGGCACTTATCGGCAGCTTTAATGCGTTGCCATAGCCAATGGTCATAGTGAACCATTGCCCGTATAGACCAGACTGGGTTGAAGGGATCTTTATTGGATAATTCAGGAATGCGTTGACTAATCCAATCCACTGTTGCGGGCATAAACTGGGCCATACCCTGAGCACCAATAGGCGAAATAGCTCGTGATTTCCAGTCACTCTCCTGATGCAACTGAGCGGCAAAATCAGCTACAGGCGCATTCAATCCCCAGATCACACGAGAAGCACGTATCAGGTCATTGCGGTATTGCCGCGAACGGTGTGGCAGTTCGTCAGCCAATGCTGGGCTGACCATACCGCTACACCACAACAGAACAATTCCGATAATCTGCCGCCAATTCATAATCACAACCCTGTAGCTACGCTCAGACAGGTGGCGGCAACAATCAGTGCACGGCGTATCAGAACGGCTGCAAACACCATATGGTAGCCAGCCTGAACGGGATATTTTCCTTCTTTCATGAGTATTTCATCATATTTCAGATACTGACCGGGCCTTGCTTTCGGGAATAAACTGCGGTCAAGCCAGTACCCCAAGACAACAGACAGAGCAATAAGCGACAATTTGTAGATCACAACAGGGACTTGTTGAGGGGAAACTAAACCGATAGTGATCAGCAATAGAACAGTTGTTAACAACCAGCCACCGAGGCGTAATTTTTTGATAAGTGATACAAACGATTTGAAAGTTTTCACTGAACTGTCTCCGTAGTCGTTGATGGAAACAGTTTTGCCAATTTATCGGGAAAAGGATTTTAAAGGGCGTTAAGAGCGCATCAGAAAAGTAAAAGACAGGATAAGAGCGACCTGCCTAACACTCGAATACTGGGTAGGCTATCAACTCACAGGTATGTACTGTGAGTCAACCGAGGCTCTTTCAGTTATTGATTATTGATGACCGGGAAAGCCGAACTCATTTTCAACTAATGGAAAAGGCTTACGGATAATGAAAGAACAATCTTTACCTATCGTTCCGTGGATTGGTGGTAAACGCCGATTAGCAAAACATATTTTACCGTTATTTCCTGAGCATACCTGTTATGTCGAACCGTTCTGTGGTGCTGCCGCGCTGTATTTCCTAAAAGTACCGAGCAAATGTGAAGTGATTAATGATATTAATGGTGAGTTGGTGAATCTTTATCGCGTGATAAAGCATCACTTAGAAGAGTTTGTCCGGCAATTTAAATGGGCATTGGTCAGCCGCCAAATATATAAATGGTTGCAGATTACCCCCGAAGAAACGCTAACCGATATTCAGAGAGCAGCACGTTTCTACTATCTCCAAAAGCAGGCGTTTAGCGGCAAGGTTGCTGAACATACTTTCGGTACTTCCACCACCAGCCCACCGCGATTTAATTTACTCAGAATAGAAGAAGAGCTATCAATGGCCCACCTGCGACTGGCAAGAACGATCATTGAAAATATGAGCTGGGCACAATGCGTCCAACGGTACGACAGGCCACATACGCTGTTTTACTGTGATCCGCCGTATTGGGGTACCGAAGGATATGGCATAGATTTCGGACTTGAGAACTATGATCTATTAGCAGAACTAGCACATACCATTCGAGGGGAAATGGTAATTTCGGTGAACGATATTCCAGAAATGCGTAAGGCATTCAAAGGATTGAAAACGCAAGTAGTCAATATCGGTTACAACTTGAAAGTTACGGGGAAAGCTAAACAGAGTAAAGAGCTGATTATTTGTAATTTCTAATAACCGAGAATGGCAAGGCAATATATTTGCTTTGCCATTTTTTACCTTTAACCTAAGCCAATAGAACGGGATACAAACTGTAAGCCTATTCCGAGAGTTTGGCTCACTAAAGACCTTAACGCTTCTTTACTTTCAGTCTTCAATGTTTCCTTAATGCGATCACCTAATGGGGTTTCTAAGCTATCAGGGATTGCTTTGAGAACTTCTAAACCCTCAGCAGTTAATACGGCTCTATGACAACCTGCTGAGCTCATAGTCCCTGCCAAGTAACCATTTGTCATAAGCCAATCCACTGTATCCAGAAAGAATCTATGATCTTCTACTGTAGTACAAAGTTCGTCAGAGTATATTCCATCAGAATATTGAAGGGGTTCACCGATTACCTCTATAGATAAAAGATCTATCTTTAAAGGAAATGACTCATATAGCTTCCCAAATATAATACCTACAATTTCATTAAACTTTTCTATGTTTGTAGTAGACATAAATATCCTATTTGTTTCTAAATTTTCAATTTCAACGTTCCACTAAGTACATTCTGTTGATCTAAACAAACAGATTGGCAAGCTGATTTAGATATAGATAAAACTGTTTCGTTATCCTCTATATCAAGAAAACAATTATTTCCATTAGCTATATAATCATTGGGAAGTTTGGCATTTGTGGGAATTAATAAGTTACGCACAGTCCATACCCTTATATGAAATAGAAAATAGCTATATTTTTAAGAATTTCTACGTTGTAAGATGACATCTATGGTATCAATAACATTCTGATTTTCATCTATTATTCTATTTTCTATCTTCCTGTGCTTGTCCATTTTTTTTCCACAAAGCGTTATCAACACGACCCAAGAAATAAAGATTATCAATGTCTTATCATTAAGTACCAATACATTAGTAAATCCTCCACCGAAAAACATCATATAAGCGTTCCATAGGGCAAACGTGAATGCTATAAGCACGAGGCTAAGTAATAGCAGGCAAGGTGTATTTATGTAATAACGCCATTTAGCATCTTTATTTTTTATAAGTAGTTCTCGTTTTATAGCAAGTAACTCCCGACTATCCCTTTCATGAAGCTCACGCGGGCGAGATGGCATGGGGTTAATATTGACGACTGAACCTACATGAATAGAACCATGATTGTTGCCACCAACGCTGATGGTTATTTGTCGTTCCTGCCCATCTTGGGGAAGTTGTTTAAGGCTATCAAAAACTTGTTCTGCTAATGTTTGTAATTCTTCATCTCTTCTGTTCATGCAAATCCTTTACTTTTTTTAATGATTAACAACTAGCTTTAATACTCTGTCAATTCTACTGTCATCGACAACCGACTCTTTAATTAAAAAGTTATATATTTTTGATGATTGCAGGACGAGTTCATCGGGCGTCCAGCGGCGATTAGCCTGTTGTGCCATCGAATCTAGTTTATGAACAATTTTTCCCAGTAATTCTGTATCTATCTCACTGTTTTTGTAAATGGTAGAGGCTGACTGTTGAACTTGCCCTGTTATTAGGTACAACACATCAAGACCCGCTTTTGCCCAAAGGCTTATAGCATCAGCCCCTGGTGCAGATTCGTCTTTTTCCCACCTTATCTGTGATTTTCTTGATGCGCCAACCATCTCTGCGAAATCGGACTGACTAAACCCCAATCGCTCACGCTCTTTTTTTAATCTCTCACCAAGAGACATTTTTGTCACCAAAACCCTTTACAAGTCCCATTAATGGGACAATAATGTCATGTATTGTACAAACATCATTGCATTACCGGAGGCCATAGCATGACACCCGAGAAAATTAAAAGCCGCTTTCATCAACACGGCATCACTATTACCCAATGGGCACAGGAGAACGGGTATTCCCGCGAAGCTGTATACCGAGTTCTTAATGGACAATCCAAAGCTAATTACGGAAAGGCCCATGAAATAGCTGTAAAGCTAGGTCTGAAAACGCCAAGTTTAGGCATTTAAATTTAGCCTAACTATTTTATCACTTTATGTAACAGATTATCACATATTGAAAAGGGAGAATGTGACATGCGCAAAATTAACGTTTCCAGTTCTGGTACGCGCATATTACGGGTTCTTAAGGCTCTACGTGGTCATTCCTTGTCTGGGCTGAGTAATGGTGAATTAGCGGAATTACTGGGGGAATCTCCCGCAAATATTAATCGTGCACTAAATACATTAATAGAAGAAGGGCTGGCGCAAAAACTGAGTAGCGGCAGATATGCACCAGGTATGCAATTACTACAAATAGCACAATCGTTCTCAAATGAAATGGCTAATACCCAGGCTAGAATTACGGAAATGAATCAGCGCGTTCTCGCAGGTAGCAGAAATTAATTAACAGGGGATTTATATAATGGCACGCTCAAAAAATACAACATCAGTAAAATTGGCCGAAGATGTTCAACTTGCCGACGATCTACAGGTCAATCTCAACGCTATGACAACACACCGTCTGCAAATCATGGAACAGTTTGGTGATGGTTTGCCGTATGAACGAGATCGCATCGTCCATGAAACCCGTTTCTACATGGCTCAGAGTGCTGAAGCGATGTTAGAAGCTGGGAAGCGCCTCATTATTCTTAAAGAGAATGAACCTCATGGCGAGTTTGTTAACATCGTTAAGGATCAACTCGGTCTGGAACCCCGTATTGCCCAAAAAATGGCACAAGCTGCACTCAAATTTCTTTCACCTGGATTAGAAACAAAAGCGAAAACGTTTTCGCTTTTGGGACGTTCCAAACTGTATGAATTGATGCTTGAAGACGATGATGAACTGTCTGAATTGGCTGAAGGTGGCACTGTAGCTGGTCTGACATTAGATGATATTGATCGCATGTCTGTCCGCGAACTACGTAAAGCCCTGCGTGATACACGTGCTGATCTGGATATTTCACGTCAGACGGTACAAGAAAAAAAGGAACTTGTTAGTAGTTTGATTGAGGAGAAATCTGAAATCCAGCACAAACTTCAGCGCCGAATCAATCATGAAAAACCGGAAGAAGAAGGTGCAGCTTTGACACAAGAGGTTAATTCATTGTCTTTTGCTATTGATGCCGCTATCACCAATCTTTTCAATGGATTTGAAACGCTTAATGACCATACCACACGCACCGATATTAGTCATGTTGGGTTTATGGCAGGCGTACTCGATGACCTTGAAGTCAAAATTCGTAACCTACGTAATCACTTTAATCTGCCTGAGTACAGAGAACACAGCATTGTTCCTGATTGGGCTAAAGAAGGTGCGGAAGCAGAAGAGGAAAGATTCGAACGACCAGAATGGATGGATAAGGAAGAGGCACATGAATAAATCTGAATTGAAAAAAATGCTTGAAAAGAAATTGAAGAAATAAGGGCAATAACATGAATACCACAATGACCGAACGATTAGTTTCTATTGCACAGGCAGCACATAAAGCCGGACATGGCAGTAAAGAAGCAATATATCGGGCGGCTTGTGAAGAGCTGTGTATGTCACGTTCAACATTGATTAAAAAACTTGGTGAAGTTTCTGGCAAAAAGCCACGCAAGAAACGTTCTGATGCAGGTAATAGCGCGCTGACACGTGAAGAAGCAACTTTGATCTCAGGGGTATTGATGGAGGCCACTCGTAATACAGGGAAACGGTTATATAGCCTCGAGCAGGCCGTTAATGATCTGCGTTCAAATGGCCTGATTAATGCAGGCCATATTGATACCGAAACAGGTGAATTTTCTCCGTTATCCATTGACGCTATTAGTCGTGCATTACGCCAGTACAAACTTCATCCTGAACAGTTGAAAATGCCTGCGCCCAGCCTACAATTGGCTAGCCTGCATCCCAATCATGTCTGGGAATTAGATGCCTCAATTTGTGTGTTGTATTACCTAAAAAACCCTAATAAAAACAATGGGGTTGACAGTGGATTACGCATGATGCCTGTGGCTGAATTTAATAAAAATAAGCCGAAAAATCTGGCTCGTATCATTAATGATCGCGTCTGGTCGTTTGAATTAACAGATCACACAAGTGGCTGGATATATGTTGAATACTTATTTGGCGGTGAAACCAGTCAGAATTTTACTTCTGTGTTGATTAACGCAATGCAAGATCGTGGTGACGCAGATGTATTACACGGTGTACCCCAAATTTTATTTACTGACCCCGGTTCTGCTTTGACAGCACCTACACTACGTAACTTGTGTAAGGCCCTAGGCATTCAAATGATACAACACAAAGCCCGTAACGCCCGTGCTACGGGGTCTGTTGAAAAAGCGCGTGACATCATCGAACGCAATTTCGAATCCGGTTTACGCTTTCGACAGGTTGATAATATTGATGAACTTAACCGTCTGGCACGGCTATGGCGTATGAAGTTTAATCGCAGTGCAATACATAGCCGACATGGACAAACCCGTACAGATTGCTGGCTAAAAATCACAGCGGAACAGTTAGTAAAAGCACCTGCCATTAACATTTGTCGTGAATTGGCAATTAGCACCCCAGAAAGCCGTAAAGTACAGGCAACCTTGCGAGTATCTTTCAGGGGACGTGAGTATGACGTCAGTACTGTTCCTAGCGTGAGTGTTGGTGATTCTATCATGATCACCCGCAATCCGTGGCGTGACGAAGAGGCACAGGTAGTCATTACTGGTGAAGATGGCTTTGAGGCTTTCCATCTTGTTAATGAAGTCACTAAAGATGAGTACGGCTTTGCCATCGGCGCACCTGTAATTGGTAGTGAATTCCAAGCCATTCCTCAAACAATTGCACAACGTAATTTAGCCGAAGTTGAACAGAAAATCATGGGGACAAACAACACGGCTGAAACTGAAATAGCACGTAAATTGAAAACACTTCCCCTCAATGGTCGGTTTGATCCATATTTGGATATTGAACATAATGATGCACCAACGTATATGCCAAAACGTGGACAAGCCTCTACGGTACATAGTCCACGAATTGAACAGCTTATGAACCCCGTTGATGTTGTCAAAATTTTACGTGAACGGTTTCAATTACATGGTAAGACATGGCGTGGTGAATTTTATCAGCAAATAGTTAAACGCTTTCCTAATGGTGTTCCAACAGATCAAATTGATGAGTTGGTTGATGAATTCATGGGGCAATCAACAACTGTTGTACGTAATATTGTTAACGGTAATTAGTTTTTCATGCTGTATATTAAGGAAAAGAAAAATGGCAATTAAAGTTCATGATCCGCTATTTTCATTGACAATTCAAAATACAACTGAGGTTTATTTATAAAAGTGACCCAATTTGTTTTCGTGAAACTCATTATAACGTAGGAAGTATATAGGATATTTTTCCAGGGAGTGATGTTGCTATCTCTTATTATCAATGGCATATGCAGAAATAAAGATAGCCGCTTAACGGGGGATTATTATGCTGGTGTTTAAACAGCAGTTACAGGCACATCAGTTAACGCAAAGTGCAGCAGCAAGTGCGGCAGGAATTTCAGCGGCGGCGTTGGCTCAAATTGTTAACCACAATATATGGCCACGACAGAACGCAGGTGCAATTCGTCAGCGTATTACTGATTTCTTGGCAAAAAGAGGTATTGATACTGCAAAAAGTTTTGAGGTGGTACAAACAACCAATCAATCAGATATCTATACCGATAATAAAAATACAACCCTCATTTCTGAGGAGGAAATCATGTTACTAAAAAAACAAGTGTTATTTCCAGCTACGAAAAAGCACTTTGGTTTATTTCGTGATCCATTTGAAGATAGTGCAATTCAAAGTGCTGAAGATGTTTTTGTGACTCCAGATAGCCGTTATGTGCGGGAAGCCATGTATCAAACAGCCCGCTATGGTGGTTTTCTGGCAGTATCAGGGGAATCGGGTTCAGGTAAAACGACACTGCGTCGTGACCTTATTGACCGTATTAACAGGGAAAATACCCCCGTTATTGTTATTGAACCCTATGTATTAGCAATGGAAGACAATGATGTAAAAGGTAAGACCTTGAAAGCATCAAACATTGCTGAAGCTATTGTGAATACCTTAGCGCCATTGGAAAACTTGAAACGATCGCCTGAAGCACGCTTCCGCCAGTTGCACAAAATATTGAAAGACAGTTCACGCGCTGGCTATCAACATGTGTTAATAATAGAAGAAGCACACTCGTTGCCTTTACCAACATTAAAACACCTTAAACGATTCTTTGAACTGGAAGATGGATTTAAAAAACTGTTATCGATCATTTTGATTGGTCAGCCTGAACTGGAATTGAAACTATCTGAACGTAATCAAGAGGTTCGTGAAGTAGTACAACGTTGTGAAGTTGTTAATTTATTTCCTCTTAATGATTATCTGGAAACATTTCTGGATTTTAAATTTGGTCGCGTAGGCATGAAGACTAACAAGATTTTAGATAATAGCGCTATTGGTGCTATCCGTGACCGTTTATGTCTTAGTCGGCATAGCGGTAAAGAAACTGTTAGTTTATTATATCCATTAGCTATCGGAAACTTGATTATTGCAGCTATGAACATGGCTGCAATTAATGAGATACCTATGGTTGATGCCAATATTATTCGCAGTGTTAGCTAAAGATATCATTATAAGAAAAAGTTCTACTTAACAATATTCATATTAAAACTGCCTTATTACAAGTTAAATATGCAATTAATAAACTATCAACACAAAGATTCACTGTCAGCCGAATCGATATCAACCCGCAAGGTTGCCCAATAATCATTGGGTGGTATGATGTTTATTGCCGCCTATATCAAGGAAGTAGATGGGCTGCTAGGGTATGGTCGTAAAAATAGAAACACATATTCGGATAATTTCTGGTTTTATTGGTTTCAAGTTGGTTGCAGCCAGAATGGAACATACCATAACCAAAGAAATGGAAGTCTTGGAAATATTAAGTCCGGCATTTGATTTTCGGTCCACGTTAAAAACAAGGTTTCCTTATTGAAGGAAAGAAACAAACATATTGGTATTAATAAACACATTTATTAAGTAACAGGTAATTAAACATGGCAAAAAGAAAAATTATGTTTAAAGCTGCAGCGGCTTCCTACACCCCATAATTCTGTAAATAAAGCTGTTGTAAAAGATATTAATGAAATATCAATTAATTCAGGTAAAGAAAATTTTTCAATTATCCTATTTGAACAGAAAATTAAGTAAGGAACATACTTATGAAAATAACATGTAATCACTGCAAACAACCTGTTGAAAAAATGAACTTAAAACAAGCCAAGGTTATTCAGACTCCTGAATTTGGTGAGTGGGTTGTTGATTTAATCTTGGTTTGTCCACATTGCAGTCAGCAATACGGTGTATCTGTGTCAACATGGGATTTACAGCCATTGGAGACCACACATGGATAAAACGCCTTATACCGAAAAGCCAAGTTCAGTAGTATCAAGTTAATACTGGCTATTCTGGTTTACTTAATTCAAGAGTACATAGCAGAGGATGAATAAGATGGCAAAATAGAAACTTATTCAGCTTATTCATATTGCACGTAGTGATCTAAAACTAGACGAGGATACATATCGCCAGATGTTACTTTCAGAAACCGGAAAAGCCTCTACGCGGGAAATGGATATCCCGCAGTTAACTCGCGTTTTGGAAGCTATGAAAAAGCGCGGTTTTAAAATTCAATCCTTTAGGAAATCCAAAAAATCACGTCCATTAGATAGACATCCCCAATCAAAGAAGATACGTGCATTGTGGCTGGAAATGGCATCTATAGGTATTGTTCGTAATAATTCTGAACAAGCCTTAGCTCACTGGATTAAGCGTAAAACGAATATTGATGGTTTACAGTGGTTAGATTCAGACCAAGCCAGCAGCATTATTGAAAAACTGAAGAAGTGGCAGAACCGCGTCACGAGGAAAAAGTATGAATGATGTGAATAACTTTCGTAGCAAAGGTCCTGAGTTGCTGGTCGAACTGGCACAGCATACAGCCTGCACGGTCAGTGAAATAATCCATGTTGAGCCTGCGTTAGCCGATCAAATTGGTGAAGCTGTTGCGAACCATATGATGCAGGTTTGGGGCGGTCAGAATGTCTATTTTCCTATGGGCATGGTTTGGAAAGTCAGCCTCCGTGATCGTGAGATTTTCAACGAATTTAACGGTAAAAATCATCATGATCTGGCTCGTAAGTTTGGTGTTTCTATTCAATGGATTTACAGCGTAGTGAAACGTATTCGAAAGGAGGAACTAGATCGCCTGCAAGGTAAGTTATTCGATAACGAGTCTGAATAGGCAGGTCAAACTAATTGAGCTTAGTAAAATCAGATGGCAGACTAAACATGATTCTCGTTCAGTCTGCCTTTCAAATACTGAAAAGGATTTACAATTGAATCTCCATAACTTCCCATTTAGTCCAAGTTTTTCCCATAATTATCTTTCAGTTTCTTTTCAAATATCTTATTTATGATCATACTGTGCCAGATTTATGAAAACGCTCAGCCATTTTCTGCATTTTGATGAGTCGATTATTATTCATTACATGTTACCTCGATTAGTAGACCAGATGAATAAGTTGCCTTCAAGATTCTTCTCATTGATATTAAGAAAGTTTTTGGCTAATAGACTATAAACTTTCAACAGCTTATTGGCAATTTCTTTAGTTAGTGAGTTGTCGTCTATGAAAGCTGCTAAATCATCGGTGGTAAAAATTTTCATTAAGAGTATTTATTTCCCCCTATGTTTACTTAGATTAAGTATATAAAAGCAAATTAATATTGAGGTGATTAATTTACTGGTTGTGATGAACTTTATCGAATAGATATTTCATAAAGCTTGATAATACATTAAATAAATTCCATGCAATGTATCTCACCATCTAATAATTTTAATTTATTTACAAACTGGTATTTATATCTAATATTGTCGGCGGAATAAATATAACGTCAATTTAAGTTTTGATATGTGAAACGAGTTCACGTAATCGATATCATATTCTGTTGAATATTTTATTAAGTTTCAAACAACACATGGTTATTTAATTTATAAATTAAGAGGTTTAATATGTCTATTGAAAATACCAACGCGGCTGAACACACAACTGGTAAGGATGCAGTTGTACTTGGACGTGCAGAAGCGCCGGCAGTGCATTCTATCGCGATTGGCGCTTCCCCCAGAAGTTCTAAAACGATCAGTGAAGCGGCTATTGCTATTGGGCAAAATCAAATTGCGGGTAAACAAGGTGATGCGAAAGTAGTTTGGCCCATTGCGATTGGTGCTGATTCTGTATCCAACGGTTTGGCTTCTATCGCTTTGGGACAAAAAGTGACTGCTAGTGCGGCTCAGGCCGTGGCGATTGGTCAACACTCCTCTGCAACAGAAAAAGGGAGCATTGCATTAGGTGCAGATTCTATTGCTAATAAACCGAATGTTGTTTCTGTAGGAAAAACCGGCCATGAACGTAAGATTATACATGTTGCGGCTGGGGAGATTTCAAATCACAGTACTGAGGCGGTTAATGGTCAGCAGTTATATGCTGAATCGGCAAGGATTGATATATTATTGGATGCAAAGAATAAGGAATTGGAAGAGAAGCTTCAATCTCTGGAAAGTGATATAGCTAATCTTACTTTGCTACTTCAAAATAGTGTGGATGATGTTGCATCATTGAAGAAACGACTTCTCGATGCATTGAATTATTAATATCCGTTGATTGTTATTTCATATATTCTTGGCTATTGGGCTGAGAATATATGATAAATGACTTAGTGGCAGGATTATTATTTGATAATGATTTGTAGAGTATATCTCAGTGAATAACAGAATAATTGTTTTGCTCGGTTTCAAACACTAACTGTATTTACTCGGGTAAATTATATAAATGGTTGTTTTGAGGGTAATGAAAATATATACAAATAACATAGTGTCGGTTTGCATTTGATAGGTCTATAAGTCATTATATTTAATAAAGCCATGTGATACATTAAATAAACCCATGAAATATATTTCATAACTAAATGGTTTTAATTTATTTACAAATTTAATTTTCTGTATAATATTCTATTTTAACGATAGTGGTGTTAATTTAGGTTCACGTAATAAATGGGAGGTATAATGATCTTTTAAAATCACGTTAAGTTTGTTTAATATTTCATAGTGACAAATTTGAAAAGAAATTATTATGTGTTATTTAGTTGTTTCTGATGAAAAATACTAAGTTATATCATTGGGTTTATTAATTCAATAATGAATTATAATAATTTAATTTCTGAATTAGGGGGTATATATGTCTACAGAGGATATGAATATAACTGCTCAAAAAATTGGTAAAGATTCCGTTGTTGTTGGGAATGCAGAAGCACCAGCAATATATGCTATAGCAATTGGTGCTTCACCACTAATTTCTAAATCAATTAGTGAGAGCGCTATTGCTATTGGGCAAAATCAACTGGCGGGTAGAGAAGAGAAAGAGAATAAGAATGATAAAGTCATATGGCCAATTGCGATTGGCGCTGATTCTGTATCCAGTGGTTCAGCTTCTATTGCTCTGGGGCAAAAGGTTGTTGCTAGTGGGATTCAGGCGGTAGCTATTAGTCAAAACTCCGCTTCAACAGGAAGTTCGAGTGTTGCAGTGGGAGCAGACTCTCAATCCAGCGGTTTGGCTGCTATTGCTCTGGGGAAAAAAGCTATTGCCAGGGGGAATCAGGCAGTAGCAATTAGTCAAAATTCCTCTGCAACAGGAAGTTCAAGCGTTGCATTAGGAGAAGGCTCTGCATCCAGCGGTTCGTCTTCTATTGCTCTGGGGCAAAAGGTTTCTGCCAGTGGGTCTCAGGCAATTGTGATTGGTCAAAACTCCTCTGTAACAGGAAGCAAGAGCATTATATTAGGATCAGACACTAAATCCAGCTCTTCGTCTTCTATTGCAGTGGGACAAAAGGTTAATATTAGTGCGTCTCAGGGAATTGCAATTGGTCAAAACGCTTCTGTAACAGCAAGTGGGGGTATTGCATTAGGCGCAAATTCTGTTGCCAGCAAATCGAATGTTGTTTCTGTAGGAAGACCGGGTAATCAACGCAAGATTGTGAATGTTGCTGCCGGGGATATTTCCAAAAACAGTACGGAGGCGGTGAATGGTCAGCAATTATATACTGAATTGACAAAAATGAAGGCATTGGATATGAAAAATAAGCAACTGGAAATGAATATTAAAAAGCTGGAGAGTACTATAAATAAGCTTACCCGTTCTATTACTGATCTTACTCTGCTGTGCCAGAAAAATTCAGATGAAGTTGCTTTGTTGAAGAAATGAATTCTTAACACATTGGATTATTAATAACAAATGGATTCGACTAAACTAAATAAGTGCATTTTCAGGAGGGGAAGTTAGTTGCTATTCCCTTAACCTTAGCATCTTTCCTTTTCCAAAGGAAAATGCACTGAAGTCCATCAATCATTAGCAGAAAGTTGAAACGAAATCAGAAAATAAAAGAATATTTCCCGAAAACAGACTCATCTTAAGATGTTTTCTTGCTAACATCTTATTAAGTAAGCAACAAAAATAACCCAGGAAATAGAAAAACGGATTAGCCGGTTAATTTAACAGGGGTTAAGCCCTGAACATAAAAGCCAGCTCAGAAACTGGCTGTTCACGTATCGGGTAAAAAAATAGACTTAAAGAAAGCGAGGTGTTGACAGGTAGACAACAACGCTATGAACACTTGAGATGAAAGATGTAACAGATTTCATGATGAACTCTCTTTATTGATAAAATGTGATTTGTTTCACGAAAATCTAAATTGTGGCTGTGATTTTAATCAGAAAAACTTCAGAGTCAAGCAGTTTTAAAAACTATTTTAAATATTAAAATAATTTTGCATCGGTGTTTTAGATGATAAAGTGAGCAAATCTTGCAAAGGAAGATACTGAGCGTAAGATTGCATATTAGTTGGCATAACCCGTCAGTCGTTACATGAGAAAGCAATGGGACATGATGTCTGAACAATCGTTATCGGTTTGGCACAAATCTAACGAGGAAAAACCGTACTGAAAGGGTTTATTGGTTTTCCATTTATTCTCATTCACCTATGTTGTGCGCTATAAACAATCTTGGATTTCCTCCAAAGATTAACCTCAAACTAAATATCAATATTTTCCCCATGCTTTAAGCAAAACATCTATGTTAAGCTCAATATTCAAGCTAAAAGTTAGGAGTTCTTAAGTGAAGAATATAGTGATTCGCCATGTTGAAGAAGGCGATTGTGAACAAATTCGTCAGTTATACGCTAACCCACAAGTTTACTATGGTACTTTACAATTACCTTATCCTTCTCTGGAGACATGGATAAAGCGTATTACAAATCTTTCGGCAGGATGTTTTTCTTTAGTTGCTTGTATTGATGGGGAAATTGTGGGTCAGGTTGGTATTGAAATATGCCAAAACTTGCGGCGTCGCCATGTTGCTACTTTTGGTATGGGAGTACATGCTGATTACCAGGGACAGGGTATTGGTAGTGAATTAATGGAGGTTATGCTAGATACGTGTGATAATTGGTTGAACATTGAACGCATAGAGTTGGAAGTATATACAGATAATGATGCTGCTATCGCATTATATAAAAAATTTGGATTCGAGATTGAAGGAACGGCTAAACGTTATGCTTTTCGTCATGGCCGATATGCTGATGCCTATTACATGAGTAGGATTTCAGATATTAATGGGAAATTCCAATCTACACTAGAGAGCTAATTTACTTTAGACGTAATTTGACATGGTAAATATAGGGATGAAATTAGATATATTTATTATATCAACTAATGACAAAAATGACGATTTAATTGGATTTTCAGAATGAGTAGATATTTAATTGCCAGCAAGAGTGCTGGCTTTTTATTTAATGTGATTAATGGATGGAATATACGGTTATCAGAGAAACCTCAAGAAATATATAAATAAATTCAAAATGGACAAGGGTGATTTTTAGATATTAAATTATTTACTAATGTCAATTATATAAAAATAGTTACCCCCTTTAGTTATAAGAACATTTCATTATACTTTTTCTAGACTATTATTGATGTGAATTGCGATAAATTACCTTTCAATAATTTAATGTGCTAATTATAAAATAATGTTATTTAACTCAAGGAGAATATATGAATCCAAAGAATGATTTTAAGGCTTTTTCTATTGATAATAATGCTAATGTCATAAGTCAGCAAGGATATGAAGAGAGTGTGGAATTACAAACTGGGTTTCCACCATATTCTATGGCGCCTCACATATTAAATAAGGTATTGCGTCAATCGTCAACCATATCGTCCGTTGTGGCTAATTTCATTGCGACACAATCGGGCGGTGATATTCTAGATGATGGAAATGTAGCTAAACTTACCGAGCAACTAAATAAAGCATTGAAACAAAAGATCACAACAGAAACCCCCAGTGCTTCATTAACTCAGGCAGGTGTTGTTCAGCTTACTGATGTCATTGGTAACAGTGATATATTGGCAGTGACCCAAAAGCTTGCTCAGGAAATAGTAAATTCATTACGTGAAGATATTAATACCAGAGTACCTAATAGCCGCAAGGTGAATGGAAGAATACTGTCGAATGATATTAGCCTCAATGCTGGGGATGTAGGGAGTTATACTAAATCTGAATCTGATGTTCGATATGGTAATAAAAATACAGCTTTAAAATCTGCAAATGGCTGGTGGAAATGTGGTGATACAGGAATAATCTATCAGTGGGGGGTTGTAACAGGGAGCGATAATTATTTGGTTAACTTTCCTATTAGCTTTCCTAGTGCATGTACAACTGTGGTTGCGACAACTGATGGTAGAAGAAAACCTTCGTCTCCGATCTGGGATCGTTGTTTTGTTGAAGTTGGTGATATTACTCGGGTATCTTTTACAGCAACAACTATTGGTGCGTTAGACACTGATTTCCGGTCGCGAGCGGTCCATTGGATGGCTATTGGATACTAAAAGTACATTATTCTTCTGAGGGGTGAATACTGTATAGGGAATAAAAATGGTTTATCAGAATAAGCCGATATTTCCACTACTAACAAAGGTATTTCCCTCATTTCTGATGTTAATTGGCTGAAACTATCAAAGTAAAAATAAAATCATATAGTCTTGACATATTACTGATAAAGCGCTGTCTAAATAGTCAGCGCTTTTAAAATATTGAAAAATTCAATCTGGGATATGAGATATAAAAATAAGTAATGACAAAGTGAAATATTTTAGATGTTGAATATGAGTGACCAGAATATATTTCTGATTGAAATTTGTTGGTTTTTTTCTTGCCTCTAATGATATAAAAATAATTATTCTTCTAAGTTAGAAGAACATTTTATTATTATTTTTATGAATTAAACTATGGCTGCCGTAAATTATGATGGCTTGCTTTAATAATAATTCAATATATAGATAACAATATTTAATCTAAGGGGTATATATGAGTGCTAAGAATGATTTTAAGGCTTTTTCTATTAGTAATGATGCTAATGTAGTGAGTCAAGAGAAATATGAGAAAGATCAGGGTTTGCAGGTTGGGTTTCCGCCAGATAATATTACTAGCAATCTGTTAAACAAAGTATTACGTCAATCGTCAACAATAGCATCTGTCGTGGCTAATTTTATTGCGACACAATCTGGCAGTGATATTCTGGATGATGGCGATGTAGCTAAACTTGCTGAACAATTAAATAAGGCATTAAAACAAAAAATCACAACAGAAGTTCCCAATGCTTCATTAACACAAAAAGGTGTTGTTCAGCTTACTAATGTATTAGGCGATAGTGACACATTAGCTGTTACACAAAAGCTTGCTCAGGAAATAGTAAATTCATTGCGTGAGAGTATTAATGCTAAGGTACCCAACACTCGAAAAATTAACGGGAAAGCATTGTCTGAAGATATCACCATTACTTCTCAGGATATTTTGGGCGGGCAGGCGATTAGTTTAGGTGATAAGGCGGATTTGAATAGCTACAAAACACCGGGAATTTATCATCAAGAGTATGATGCTCATGCCAAAAATGGCCTTAATTATCCTGAATTTCTCGCCGGTGCTCTTGTTGTATTGAAATCGGCTGGGACCGTTCAACGTTATTTTGTCTATAATAGTAGTCGAGTATATACACGTAGTCAGTTTCATGATAATCCGTGGACACCTTGGACTAGAGAATATAATACGTTGAATAAACCTAATGCTGAGGATATTGGCGCATATACAAAAATAGAATCTGATTCTCGATATATTGCGGGAATCCGTAAAGTGAATGGAAAATCTTTAGCTACGGATGTCACTATCACTTCTCAGGATATTTTGAATGGGCAGGCGATTAGTTTAGGTGATAATGTAAATTTGGATTACTGTAAAACACCGGGGATTTATTATCAGGATTATAATGCTCATGCTAAAAATGGCGTCAATTATCCTGAACCGCTTTCTGGTTCGCTGATTGTGTTGAAAGCCGCTGGAATCATTCAACGTTATTTTGTTTATAACAGCAGCAGGGTATATACACGTAGCCAATTCCATGATAATCCGTGGACACCTTGGGCCCAAGAATATAACACATTGAATAAACCGGCTGACAGGGTTATTAGCGGATATACAAAAGCAGAAGTAGATAACCTGGTTAATGCGAAAGGAAATAAAAATACCGCTTTGAAATCAGTGAATGGTTGGTGGAAATGTGGGGAAACCGGGGTGATTTATCAGTGGGGGATCGTGAACTGGGCAGCATATGATACACCGGTTAGTTTTCCTATCCAGTTTCCTAATGCTTGTGTAAATGTTTCGTTGACATTGGGTGATAAGTCTGATTTATCATCATCACATAATGTTGTTGCCAGACAATTGTCTGTGACAGGATTTAGTTATTGGGCATATGAGACTGAAAACTCTGCGTTTTGGTTTGCGGTAGGATATTAATATGTAATTTATAATGTAAAAATAAGTGTTTTTTATTTTTGCATTGCTTCTCAAAACTTGAACAGTTTAAACTGAGTGGCTATTAAAGTCTGAGTTTTGTATTTAACGAGGGTCAGGCTTTTTGATTTTGTTTTTTAATTTATACGAAAATAGTCAATATTCTGATTGATAATAATTTTTTGCTATTTTTATGAACTAGATTATTTTCGGTGTGCATTGCGATAGGTTTATTTTACAATAATTAACTGTGTTTTTTGTAAATAATATTATTCAATTTGAGGATTATATATGAGTGCCAAAAATGATTTTAAGGCTTTTTCTGTTAGTGATAATGCTAATGTAGTGAGCCAAGCGAAGTATGAAGAAAACCAGAGCTTGCAGACCGGATTTCCATCCGATAATATTCCTGCTAATCTATTAAATAAGGTATTGCGTCAATCATCAACCATATCATCTGTGATAGCTAATTTTATCGCGACCCAATCTGGCAATGATATTTTGGATGATGGTAATATAGCTAAACTTACCGATCAACTAAATAGGGCCTTAGAACAAAAAATTGCAACAGAAGTTCCAAATGCCTCATTAACACGAAAAGGAATTGTTCAGCTTACTGATGTCGTGGGTAATAGTGACACATTAGTTGTTACCCAAAAACTGGTTCAGGAAATAATCAATTCATTGCGTGAAAGTATTAATACCAGAATACCAAATACCCGAAAAGTTAATGGGAAAGTATTAACTGAGGATATTAATATTACTTCTCAGGATATCCTTGCTGGACAGGCGCATAGTTTAGGTGATAATGCGAATTTGGATAATTATAAAATACCGGGGATTTATCACCAAGAGTATAATGCTCATGCCAAAAATGGTAATAATTACCCTGAGCAGTTCGCGGGTTCGCTGGTTGTATTGAAAGCGGCCGGGGTTATTCAACGTTATTTTGTCTATAACAGCAGTCGGGTATATACACGTAGTCAATTTCATGAAAGCCCGTGGACGCCTTGGACGCGAGAATATAATACATTGAATAGACCTACTGCCGGAGAGGTTGGAGCATATGCAAAAGCAGAGTCTGATTCTCGATATATTACAGGGCTCCGCAAAATTAATGGAAAAGCTTTAGCTGCGGATATCAATATTACTTCTCAAGATATCTTCGCTGGGCAGTCGATTAATTTAGGTGATAATGCGGATTTAAATAGTTATAAAACACCAGGAATTTATTATCAAGAGTATAATGCTCATGCCAAAAATGGCGCGAACTACCCTGAGCCGTTCGCTGGGTCGCTTATTGTGTTAAAAGCGGCAGGGGTTATTCAGCGTTATTTTGTTTATAACAGTAGTCGGGTATATACGCGTAGCCAATTCCACGATAGTCCGTGGACGCCTTGGGCGCAAGAATATAACTCGTTGAATAAACCCTCTGACAAGGTTGTTGGGGAAAATACGGCAGTAGAATCTGATAATACGTATATTGCTACTAAAGAGGAATTGATACAGCAAGCAGAACATGAGAAGTCTCGGTTATTGATTAAAGCTAATAACCTTGTCGCTCCACTACAAGACTCTGTTGATTTAGGCATTGCCACCGAAGCAGAAAAAGCAGTTCTACTGGAATGGAAGAAATATAGGGTAATGTTGAGCAAAGCTGATATTTCATTGGCTCCTGATGTTGAGTGGCCGGAGCAGCCGAAATAATGATCTGAATAAACAGGTCATTCATACAATGGTTTTATTGATGTTTGTGAGTAAGATATTGAAATATTCAGACTAAAACTTGAAATGAAAAATCTGTAATAAGAAATTTTGGTCTAATAGGCGTGAATTTAAGTAAATCATCTATGTAACAATTTAATATATTAATTGTAAAATAATATCATTAAGTTTAAGGGGGAGATATGACCATAAAAAATGATTTTAAAGCTTTTTCTACTAGTAATAATGCTAATTATGAAGAGACATAGAAATTGGTTAATATGATACCGGTAATTTATTTGGGTGTGTAGGGTATAAGCTAGCACTTATTTATTGGTTAGTCTGATGCAGTAATTCTTTGATAAATGCCCTAAGAATATAGCCAGAATTTAAATATGGATTTTGGCTATATATGAATAATATGGGAAGTGATAAGGAAAAATCTCTGTTAACGGGCCTGAACAAATGGGATTTTTATTCAGGCCATTTTTTGTTGCTATAATTAAAATATTGTAAAATTATATTTTTGATTTAAAGATAAAATAATTTCAGGAAAAAATAAAGATATGAAAAATAATAATTTAGAATGTTGAGTATAATGATTTTAGGGATGTTTTTGATTGCAATATATCGGATTATTTATTGTTGGCAATTATATAAAAATAGTTACTCCTTTTAGTTATAAAAATATTTCATTATTGTTTTTCTAAACTAGACTATTATCGATATGAATTGTGAGAAATCATCTTTAGTGATAGTTCAATATGTTTATTATGAAATAATGTCATTTAATTTAAGGATATGTATATGAGTGCCAAAAATGATTTTAAAGCTTTTGCTATTAGTAATAGCGCTAATGTGTTGAGTCAACAAGGCTATGAAGTATATCCGGAGTTGTTAATTGGGTTTCCAGACAATCAGTATATTCCTAATCACGTATTAAATAAGATATTGCGTCAAACATCAACTATATCATCTGCTATAGCTGACTTTATTGCGACAGAATCTGGCACTGATGTTGTGGATGATGGCAATGTAACCAAAATCACCGCACAATTCAAAAGCGTATTAGAACAAAAAATTGCAAGATGTTGTAATCTTAATGTGAATACTGCAAATAAGGTTGTGAACGGTTGGTGGAAATGCGGCGATACTGGAATAATTATTCAGTGGGGTCTGGCAAGCGGCTCTGTGAATGTAAATGATTACAGAAATTTCCCGATCCAATTCCCTAATACTTGTTTCCAGATTGTTGCAACATATTCTAGTTTCAACAATTACGGGTTAGGAGTTGCTGCTTTACCTATTTCTGCAAGTCAGTTTATTGTAACATGCAGAGATTCTGTAGCATCTTCTACAAATAGTCCAGTAAGATATTTAGCGATAGGATATTAATTATGTATTTTTATAGCGCGAAGACAAATTCATTCTATCCTATAGAATTGGAACAAAATTATATTGCTTCTGGTTCATTGCCCGATGATATTATTGAGGTTAGTCTTGATATTTATCAAGAATACGCCGCGAATAATGCACCAGAAGGAAAATATCGTATAGCAGGTCAGAATGGTTTACCAGAATGGGCAGATATTCCTCCACCAACGAAGGAAGAATTGCAGCAATATGTTGAAAGCAAAAAGCAACAATTTATTTTGGAGGCTAGCCAGAAAATAGCACCATTACAAGATGCTGTTGATTTAGGGATTGCGAATAAAGAAGAGGAAGCGGCTCTATTGGTATGGAAGAAATATAGAGTAATGCTGAACAGGATTGATATTTCACAGGCTCCCGGTATTGAATGGCCGGAACAGCCAAAATAACGAGAATAGTCTGAGTAAGTAGACTATTCATACAATGATACCAGAAGTTGGATATTTTAAATCAAATTGTTATCAAAGTCTGAGTTCTGTATTTAACAGGACTCGGATTTTTTAATTTTAATATCGAATTAGCGGTGCTTGAAGAGCTTATCTAATTCCGTAGCGCGGGCGTAAATAGATGTGCTCGGATTATTCACAGTCGTGTAGAATTTGGCTGCTTATTTCCGGATAACTTCGAGGAAATCAAGAGTTGAAAACACAATTAATCTCCTGAGGAGGAAATGACGAATTAGCAAAAATTCAGGTTGTGATTTTAACTTTAATGTATTTAAAATAATGCTGAAAAATCACCAATAGGAGTAGTGTATGAGAACACTAATAGGTTTTTTGGCATTAATACTGTGTGGTGTGTCATTCCTATCATTCGGTGCGAGCTTTGATTGCGCAAAAGCCACCAGTAAGGCTGAAAAGTTAATTTGTTCGACCCCAGCATTATCCCAAGCTGATGACAACCTATATATTAATTACCTTCAGGCCAAACTGGCCACTAACAACGATGCGGACTTTAAAGCTTTGGTAAAACAGAATTGGGAACTTCGCGAAAAATGCGTGGCAGTTGAATGTCTTCAAGACTGGTATCACCGGTCATCGGAAATGTACAGAAAGATTGCCACAGATAAAGCAACAGAGAACTGTTATAAAGAAAGGCAAAATATTACTCTTGATGGCACATTATTAAGGATCACCTATCCCGGTCCACCAAATTACGAAAGTGTGGAAAACGGGGATAGCCCTGAAACTTATTGGGTGTTGCAACCGGATAAGGCGATAAAATGCGCTACAGGGGCCCCAGAATGGGGGGATCGTAGTCTGATGCAACTGGTGGTTGAGGATGAGTTTTATACCGTGTATCGAAGCCTTATTGGGCACCGCGTGAAAGTAACCGGAACCATTATGTACGCGGTTACTGGACATCACCATACACCGATAATGCTTGAAACCCAACGAATTGAAGCTGCTAAATAATTTGGAAGTAATTAACGCAGGTATTTTGCTGAGCAATATCTAAGATCTAAGGAATGGATCTTAGTCGATTTGGATGAAAAGAATTGGATTGGTTATTAAGATAAACTTCAACAAGGTTTGCTTGGTCAATACTAAACGTATTGCACTCATCTCTATACGGTCTGTATAGATCTAGCTACCCTGATGCATAGAAGAGGAGAAGAAAAATGAGATTACGTTGCATGGCTTATCGTCAAGATGGGGTGTATGTAGCTGCCTGTTTGGATCTTTCTTTGGCCGCTCAGGGTGACAATATAGATGAAGCAGTAAATAAACTCGAAGTCCAGATTGAAGATTATCTCAATGAGGTGAAATCAGAACCTCGGTACGCCAAACAAATGTTAAACCGAAAAGTGCCACTATCTATGTGGTTTAAATATTGGCGAATTGCCTTTCGAATTTTTATGAACAGAAAAGACTGTAGCATGGCTAAAGTTTTTAATGAGCGGTGCGAACCCGCTTGATGTAGGGCAGCGCTATATTTTTTAAGAAATTAACGCCATTGAAATACGCTGAAGTCATTAAAGGACTTACTGCATGCAAGGGCGTGATTAGTGCTGAACAAGTGCAGGCTGAAAACTCATCAGATTATGAGAATAACGAGTGTGTCTCTTATGAAGACGGAGTGTCATACGATATTCTTGAACACGGTAGATTAGGTATTAGGGTAAAGATTCAGTGTGAAGCGTTCGTTAAACAGAGAGAGTTGCAGGGAAAGATATAAGGAATAAAAGAAAAATAGTTTCCAGATATTGAATATAGATTTTTGGATATATTTTGAATATCAAAATGTTGAGCTATGTATTGCTGCCAATTATAAAAAATAGTTAACCTTATAAATTAATAAAAAAGCTGCATTATTTTTTTTCTGAACTAGACTTTTATTAGCGTGAGTTGTAGGGGGATTGTTTTTACAATAATTCAATATGTTGATTATTAAATAATATTATTTAATTTAAGGAAGGTTTATGAATCATAAGAATGATTTTAAAGCTTTTTCTATTAGTGATAATGCAAATATAGTCAGTCAAGAAAAATATGAGGCAAATCAGAGTTTGCAGACTGGGTTTTCACCAGATAATGTTCCCACACACTTGTTAAATAAGGTATTACGTCAAGCGTCAACGGTATCATCTGCCGTGGCTGATTTTATCGCGGCACGATCTGACAATGATGTTCTGGATGATGGAAACATAGTCAAACTCACCGCTCAATTAAATAAAGCATTAGAACAAAAAATTACAACAGATATTCCTGGCGCCTCATTAACACAAAAAGGTGTTGTTCAGCTTACAAATGTAATTGGCAATAGCGATACATTAGCGGTTACACAAAAGCTTGTTCAGGAAGTAATAAATTCATTACGCGAGTATACCCGCGCAGAGATAGATAATCGGATTAAAACAGCTAATGAAATTCCTGTCGGTTCTCCTATTCCGTGGCCGTTGCCCTATCCACCTATCGGCTATCTCACTTGTAATGGTGCATTCTTTAATAAATTACAGTATCCGAAGTTGGCGGAAGTTTATCCTGACGGTAGATTACCCGATTTAAGGGGAGAATTTATCCGGGGCTGGGATGATGGAAGAGGGGTAGATCCATCTCGTTCATTATTATCATGGCAAGAAGGGTCTTATTTGGTACAGGAAATTTATGCGCCTGGTGATAATATTCTTACCTTCTCACTCAATGATCGTGGAAAATTGAAGTGGGATGTTCCCGAAAGTAGCAATATTTCGACAAGAATTAAATGGATTGAAAAGACTCATCTCGGGGAAGCGAGTAAGGATTATATAGGAGTGTCAAGACCTCGTAATATTGCATTTAACTACGTCGTCAAGGCGGGAATAATAGTGACACAAGAATCTATCTTAGATTCAGAAATTGCCATATTAGGTGAAGACGGATTAGCGACTCAAGCCGGCTGGATAAAGGTTTATCATGTTAATCCTTATTCGAGAGAATTTGCTGGAACTAATTTTGAATATGTCGCAAAAGGTGTGGGTTTATCAGCGCGTTCTTACCCTGATGCGCCAGAGCTTCCTGATTCTGATAATATGGCTATTTGTCGCAGTGAAGACGGTAAGCGTTGGGAAATTGTCCCTGACCACCGAGGGAAAATCGTTTACAACAAACAAACCCATGCACAGCAAGAAGTTACTGAACTGGGTGAGCTGCCAGAAATTCTGACATTCAAGAAACCTGATACCGATTACGATCGATGGGATGGTAAAGAGTGGGTGGTTGATAAAGACCTTCTCAGATCCCATCAGATTACGGAAGCAAAGCAACAGCAAGCAGAACTGTTACAACAGGCAAATGAAACACTCTCATTGTTGCAAGACTCGGTTGATTTAGAAATTGCTACCGAAGCAGAAAAAGCCGCTTTGCAGGAGTGGAAAAGATACAGAGTATTACTCGCTCGTGTAGATATTTTACAAACGCCTGATATTGAGTGGCCGGAGATGCCCAAATGA